AATAGTTGTAATGTCAAGTAAATTATTGTTTTTAATTAAATTAATTTAGCTAAGTACTGCTTCTTAGTAACATGTTACGAATATGTCCAATCGCTCTAGTTGGATTTAATCCTTTAGGACAAACTGCAACACAGTTTTGTATTCCATGACAACGGAAAACACTAAAAGGATCTTTGAGATTGGACAATCTTTTTTCAGTATCATTATCTCTTGTGTCTGCTAGGAAACGATATGCCTGTAATAAACCAGCAGGGCCAATGAACTTATCTGGATTCCACCAAAATGAAGGACAACTAGTTGAACAACAAGCACATAGTATACACTCGTAAAGTCCATCTAACTTTGCTCGATCTTCAGGTGATTGTAATCTTTCCCTTTCAGGTGGAGGTTCATCATTAACAAGATAGGGTTGGATTTTTTTGTATTGAGTATAAAACTGAGTCATATCTATAACAAGGTCACGAATTACAGGTAAGCCTGGCAATGGACGAATAATTAACTTGTTACCTTTTACACATTCAGAAAGAGGAGTTATACACCCAAGTCCATTCTTTCCGTTTATGTTCATACCATCAGAACCACATACGCCTTCACGACAGGATCTACGATAAGAGATAGTGGAGTCTTTAGATTTTAACATACCCAATACATCAAGAACCATAAGGTCTTTTCCTTGAGGGTCAAAATCATAATCCTGCATATAAGGAGATTCATCTTTCTCAGGATTATATCTATAGATGCTTACTTTTAACATAACACAAGAAATCCTTATTTACCTATTGACAATACACCGAACTGTATGTATAATAGGACTTGTCCTCTTTCAGATATAAAGCTTAATGATATATGTTGATGTTAGATTTTCTAAATGACTTTACTACTTCATCTAAACTTAAATCTTCATCAATTATTTCTTGTTCTACTATAGATTCAAGGTCTTTATCAGTTGCTTCAACACTTCATTCCATTCTTTCAATAGTTGTCATAACATATTCATAATATTTTATAAGACCAATACTCGCTGGAGTCATAATTACAATTGAGTTTCTTTCTATTTGAAATATGTTTTCATCAGAATATGGTTGCAACCACCTTCCTAAAGCTAAGGATTCAGATGCCCCATTGTCTGTAACTTTATTAATAGTTTCCATTTTTAATGGTTCAGATATATTTATTTGTGTGTCTTTTATTTCTAAAACTTCACAAACAATGTCTTCGCCATTAGATAATTTTATAACTTGGTATGACATTATTTTATCCTTTTCTCACTTATATTTATATATATCATAATGTAACTTTATTGACCTTAAATTCAAATTGTTCTTCTTTGTAAATCTTTAATCTTTGTTTAAAATGTCTGTATGTAAAGTTTGGCGAATTTGATTTGTATGTCATGTTATCAGCAATATCAAACAAACGAACACTTGATTTAGATTCTGATTGTCTAAGTCCTCTACCGATAGATTGTAAAACTCTAACTCTACTTTTCGATGGTGAAGCAAATACGATATTGTGAATATTACGAATATTAATGCCAGTAGAAAAAGTACCATAAGACGCAACAATAATAGCGTTTTTCTCTTTTTCTGCAATAGCTCTTATTTCTTCTCTTGTGTTTGTTGTTGTTCCACCATATACAAAAAATACTTTTCTGTCTAACTTATTTATCTGTTCGTATAATATAGAACCATGTTTCTCTACTAGTTGAAAAAGTAATAATGTATTTCCGTTAATAGAGCTACAGAGATTTTCAATAAACTTATTTCTTTTTAGATGTGATACAAGATAGTTTATTTCTTCAGCGTAAGTGTAGTGTTTTACTCTTTGTGATTCTTCTTCTGTATGCCTTAGAACAACACAATCAATATTAAGTTGTGCAACAGTTTTACTATCCATCAACTCCTTTGTGGTAATAACTTTTTTTACTTTACCAAATAAACCTTCCAATACTAATCTGTGTGTCTGTGTTCCGTCTAGTGTTCCTGTTAGTCCAAATCTATATTTTACATCTCTACTGCGAACCATAATATCAGTAAGTGATTTTGCTTTAAAGGTATGAGCTTCATCTCCAATGATACAACCAAATTGTGAAAANNTTATATACAGACTGCCATGTTGAAATAATAACAGGTTTTGTTTTGTGTGTCTTGTCTTGTCCTGCATAAACCTTGTGAATATTTCTTTCACTCCATCCGTAATCGACAAAATCAGAAGTCAGTTGTTCAACTAAAGAAGTTGTTGGAACAAGAATAAGCATTTTTAATCCCATCAGATGATAATATCTAACAAGTGTGTATATTATAAGTGACTTACCTGAAGCAGTAGGAGATAAAAGAAGGCAACGATTTGTTGATAGAGCATGATGAATTGCATCAATTTGGTAATCACGAAACTCGATAGGTAAACCTTTAGAAGTAGGCTTTAACGATATAGCAAAATCCTCAACTTTCTGACGATCTATAACTTTATCATCTTCTATTCCAGATTCGATTGTATATTGAATTGACTTCTTATCACAATATTCTTTTATGTAAGGTAAAAGACCAACATAAATTCTACCATTATGTGGAGAAAATAATCTAATTTTACCATCCCAAATCCTATTTCTATAGGTTGGCATAAACTTTGCGCCCGGCACTTCAAAGCAAAAATAGTCTGACAACTCTCTAGCCAAGTCCTCATTCACATCACACTCAAGATACACTTCATTTATCTTTGATATTTTCATAATATTTTATTTAACCATAGGGCCTAACATCCACCCAACAATACTTTTTTTTACACCAGATGTCACAGGTCTTACTCTGTGCCACATGTCAGAATTGAATATTATACAATTCGCATTATTTTGTTTTTTTACTTCCAAATATCTAGGTGATGTATCAGGGCTATAAATTTCTAAGTCAAACTCTCCACCCTCATAATCATCATTTAAAAATATTGAAAACGATAGTTTTCTAATTCTACCATCAGTATAGGGAATATTCCTTACATCTTTGTGCCAACCATACTCTTGGTCATTTCCATATTCTGAATACTGTAATGGTTCTATATTGTCTAAATGTAAAGATGAAAATTGTTCTGCCTGTTTTTTCATCACAGAAAATACTTTTTGACAAGTATTTCTATTTTTTATCCACGAAACACTAGAAGTTCTTGTTGTTAGTCCACTAACTTCATTTATACTACCTTTTTCTAATGCATTTTCATTATTTTTTAATACTTCTTTAATTAACTCTTTTGGAAAATTTGTTATTAAGTAGTTTGCACCAATCATTATGGATACAAACCAAAAGAAGGACGCTTTGGACGACCCTTGTTTTCATCAATTCTAACTACTGTTTTAAATACAACACAAGTTCTAAGCTGATAACACTCTCTACTTACTGGTTGTGCTTGATGTGGTAGGTAAGCAGGAAACTTAATTAATCTGTTACCCTTATAATTCACATGAGAGGTAATATCTTTTATCGCATCATCATATAATACAGTTCCACCACCCCACTCATTCTTCCAATCCAATCTAGGATAATATATAAATGTTAAAGCTCCGTCATCTCGATGAATGTGTGGTTCTATTCCATGTGTGTGTGCATTGAGATAAGCACGTTCCAGTTCTAGTTCTGGCCACTTTAGTTTGATTTGTTGCCAGATAGGCCAGATGTCATCACGCAGAGAACCTTCGCAATGTCCAGCAAAGACATGCCAGTGTTTATTTAAACCATTCTTTACAGAGTCATAATCAAACTTCCACGATACTTCTCTTAACTGCATATCAATTAATTGTGCAACATGTTCTTCTAAAAAACCATCATAAAAGTGCATCATCAGTATGTTAGTCCTGCTTCAAATTTCTTCCATTCAATTGCGTTCTTAATATCCCACCCACGATTATCAACGGACTTGATAACTCCTTTGATATAATCAACTACAGTTTCTAAGTAACCAACCTTGTTTTCTGCATCAATAATTTCTTCATCAGATGATATATAAACTGCTAAATCTGTTTTGAGAACTTTGAGGTCAAATGGTTTAGTTGCATAGATTTTTGCATCAGATTTACCACCATAGTATTCCCACTTTTCACGATACAGTCGTTTGTAATCTCCTTTTGCTTTAAACAAAAGAAGCTCGTATCTAGATTTGTGGTCTAAGTATTTTGTTTT